ACTGGGTAGATTCAATTTCTTCTTTCAGCGAGCTAATTTCATCAATATCATCTTTTTCTTTTTTCCATTGAGCACTTAATTCTGCTTGTTTATTCTTAAGAGATGAAAGTTCATTTTTAATTTTTTTTAATCTCTGGGATGAAAAATCATCTGTTTCTCTTTTTAGAGATAAATTTTCCATTTCAAGTTGTAGAACCTTACGATCAATTTCATCAATTTCTTCGGGTTTGGAAGTTATAACCATATTTAATCTTGAAGCAGCTTCATCGATTAGATCTATGGCTTTGTCAGGAAGAAATCTATCGTTAATATATCTTTCGCTAAGGGTGGCAGCTGCAACCAAAGCATTATCAGTAATTCTCACACTATGATGAACTTCATATCTTTCTCTCAATCCTCTAAATATCGATACAGTATCATCTATTGAAGGAGCATCAATTTTTATTTTCTGAAATCTTCTTTCTAGAGCAGGATCTTTTTCTATATTTTGTTTATGTTCATTAATAGTTGTGGCACCGATACATCTAAGTTCTCCCCTTGCAAGCATTGGTTTTAATAGGTTGCTAGCATCTAAAGAACCTCCACTGGCGCCTGCACCAACTACTGTATGAATTTCATCAATAAAAAGAATGATCTTACCGTCTGATTCCTTGACTTTCTTTAGGACATTTTTGATTCTTTCTTCAAATTCTCCGCGATATTTTGCTCCTGCTAAAAGTGAACCCATATCTAATGAAATTAGTTGCCTATTTTGTAGTGCAGAAGGTACATCACCATTAATAATTCTTTGAGCCAAACCTTCTACTATGGCTGTTTTCCCAACCCCAGGTTCTCCAATAAGAACAGGATTGTTTTTTGTACTTCTACTCAATATTTGAATTGTTCTTCTTATCTCTTCATCCCTACCAATAACTGGGTCTAAAATTCCATCTCGTGCAGATTGAGTTAGATCAATACCATATTTTTCCAAAGACTCATTAGAACTATCAAATTCATTTTTTACTGCTTGATCTGACTTCATTTTCTTTATAATTTCAAGAAATTCTGGAATACCTTTTTGATTTAAAATTTGAAATCCATATCTATCATCATAAGTGAAACCGTAAACTAAGTGTTCTGTTGATATCACTACATCATTTAAAGTATTTTTAATATCATTCGCTTTCAAAAATATTTTGTGAAGAGTATCACCGATATATAAATTATCTTGTTTATCTTTCATTTTTGCCTTCGAATTTAATGAAGACATTATTTTTTTCTCAATCTCTTTGATATTTACATTATTTTTTTTTAGGATTTTTTTTGAGAGGTTGTCTTTTTTTATAAGAGCTAAAAATAAATTGTCAGAGTCTACGTTTTGTTGATGATTTTTATAAGCAATTTCTTTGGCCAAAATAAAACAGTTCCAAGCAGAATTTGAAAATTCGCTTGGAACTATTTTCATCAATCAAAATATAATTATGACTGTAGTAAGTATTAAGTAAAAAAGTACTTAAGTATTAAAAGATTTATTCAACAATAACCTTACCTACCATTCCAGCTCCTCTGTGAGGCTCGCAATAGTAATCATAAGTTCCTGCAGTATCGAATGTTTCTTCCCAAGACTCTCCTGGAGCAAAAGCTAGATCTGCATGACTTAATTCCTCATGTCCATCAAAAACAGCATTGTGAGGAGCCAGTTTATTATTGACGAATTTAACTGTATCACCAGCACTAATGGTTACTGTACTTGGTTCAAATGCAAGCATTCCAGCATCAGTGCCATTATTCCAGAGTAATGAGTTATACTCGGAAACTGGGTCTTTTTGTCCTAGTGTTGTAAGTGAGTTCTCAATGAACCATCCACCAGGACCTTGGAATGCGTGTGAATATAGTTTTACAAATGGTAAATCTTCACCTTCGGGTGCAGGTAGAAATCTGATAACAGCATAACCGTTACCGCTTTTGTCTACATCTAACTTCCAGATACGGTCATCAGTGTTACCGCCCGTGTTGTTCATCTTCTCGACTTCTTTTACTAACTTTGCAGTTAGAGAGCCAAGTTTAGATTGTTTTTTTAGGTCTTTAAAAGACATTTGGATACCTCGGATAAATTGGATATTTTAGATAATTGGATTATAACATATTAATAATCAATTGTCAATAGACTTCTTAAGAGTCTCAATAGTATTTGACATACCACTGAATAAAAGCAACATATCAGTTCCTTCTGGGAATCCCATCAGTTCAACTGATTTTTGCAAATGATTCTTTAATTCTATTGCTTCTTTATCATCAGAGAGACTAATGCGAGTGTACATTACTTTTTGTCTTTCTAATAATTCAGTAAGTTTTTCAATGTGGTCAACTTTGTCTTCACGACTAAAAGTTCCAAACTTCATTGCATTCTTGTAAATAGACATCTGCAATTCGTTTATCTCTTGTAGTTCTTCACGAACTATGTCGGAATCAAAAAAATCACTCATTTACGATTTCCCGTAGTATTTTTTTAAAGTTGAATACATTAATATTTAGGAAAGGTTTATACTTCCTTATTTTCAAACTCACGGTTTCCCATACAGGATCAAGTAACTTCTCATCAAATTTTTCTGAGAATGAAAATATTATATCATAGATTACAAAAGTTTCAAGTGAGATATCCCCACCTAAAAATCTTTTTAAGATAATTGGGTGTCCTTTACCACACTCAAATAATTCTTCTAAATTATTTTCCTCTAATAACTTTTCTGATTCTTCTTTAAATAAGTACGAGATACTCTGTTTTCTTCTCATCCAATCTGCATATGTTCTTTCACCAGAATTGATGATTTCACCAATCCACAGGTTCTTTGGATTATCTGTAGTTACGAAGTTTGCAAGTAAAAAGTTAACTATCTCACCATCAGAATATTTTCTTGATGTTTTTTCAAACCAATACTTATCCTTTCTCTTATTAAATGCTGCTATCTTTGCTCTTGACCTACCACCGTATTTAAAATAATCATATTTCGGATTTGAAAAATGATTCTTTACGGAAAGATATGTTTGGTAGGTTTCAAAGGGTGTCACTTTCATCAACTTCCTCACATTCCAATTCTTCGATTGCGTCCACAGGGACTTCATGACCATTAATATTATACCAGTGTTGGTTGATTCCGACACTATCTGGTTTGACTCCAATATATTTGAGATCACTGAAACTATTTTCTCGTAACATTGCTTGGAGTCTCCAATGTACTAGTTCTGATTTTTTCATTATTCAAAAGGTAAATGTGGTCTAGGAAATTTAATTCTAAACCTTTTAAGAAATCTATCAAGAGCAAAGTCTCCTCCACCATAACAGAGAACACAGAATGCTCCCCCAAAGTATAGCACAAGAAGTTCTAATAGGTAGATATTGAAACCTGCTGTGGCAATCGCATGATAGATTGCAACTGCTATGGTTCCTATGATAGCAAGTGCACCTAGTCTAGTAAACAATCCTGCTATCAATAACCAACTACCATAGATTTCAGAATAAGCTGCGATGTAAGAAGAGAATATTGGAAACGGTAATCCTATAGGTCTTACAAATGCATCAGCAAAATTTTGTATGTCTGCTGTCTTTTCATAACCATGATGTATTAACATGGCTCCTACTGATATTCTAAGTATCAATAAACCAAATGATTTAATCATATACCTAATAATTTTTTTTGTCGTTCAAAGTATCCATGCAGAATCCAAGAACTGCTGTTCATTTTATCAGTGCCACCAATACCATATTCAAATCTAACTCTTTCGTTGTTAGCAAATCCCATGACCTCTGGAGTGTTTGATGATCCACGATCACCACCATTACAGAAAATAACTTCCTTAGAAATTTCTAAGCATTTTCTAATTGCACCTCTAGCACTATCATCAGAATCATCCCATGATATCACAGCATCAACCATATTTAAGTGTCTGATTATTTCAGCACGTTCTTTCCATGATTGAAAATATTGACCTTTCTTACGGGTTAACCACTCTTCAGTATTCAAACCTACAATAAGATAATTAGATAAATCTTTTGCCCTTTTAAAAT